GTTAATCCAGCAGGATTTACAACATGATGAAAATCAAATAACCTTGACTCTGGTGTTCCAATCATATACCATTCATACATATGAGATAGCAGTGCAGGATCTACTCTGGCATTTGAATCAATAAATTGTTTTAATGCCTCTACGGTATCAATTCCAAGATTGTGCATAAACTTGTCTTTACCAAGTTCTAAACCCTCAAGAAAACCAAATGAATATTCAACAATGTTTAGCATTTCTTTTTTAAAATCATTTGTATTAAAAGTCATTGCTATACTCATATGTTTACCGCCTGATTGTCTGAGTGTAGAAGAACTACCTTAAAATACTCAACCTTGCCAAATGCTCCAACGATGGGATTAAATGTTGATACTTCCCATAAAGATGCTTGTCCAGATCTTGGACCAGACGACTCGTTATAGATTAAATTTCCATCTCTATCTCTGATGTTTGTAATTAAAATATTGTTTAGGGAATACAACTCCTCATTTGTTGACTGTGTGATATCGTTTCTTACTCTTGCAAGAATTGAATTATCAAGGTCTAGTTTGGCATTGTTTGTCTGAACATCCTGCTGATACTTTCTACCTGCAGGATTTGATGCAATCGCAATTGTCTTATCTAGAACCCAAGTTCTTTTGACAGCACCATATGGGTTTTGCTCAACAATTGGATAGTAGATGTCTGCAAGCAGAGGATACATAAAATCTGGGGTTTCACAAGTTGCCATTATAGAATGCCTGGCTTGATAACATCACCCTTATATCCGTCAAGGATTTTATCAACAATGTTATTTCCAGTTCCTCCTAAGAAAGCAGAAGAATATTTAATACTGAATTGATCAGTGTCATACTGAGTAACAAATCTAGTATAGTAGTCGTTTCTATTGCACTTAAGATCGTCAATCAACATCATGGCTGCTTGTTCCACATCTGGCGGAACAGCCTTGTAGCCAACATCAAGAACAAAGATATAGTCAAATCCTTTTGGAAAAGCTATGGAACCTGTTGTAAGACCATATGGACCTACATCTCCATAAGCTACTGGCATAACTAATGGGGTCTGCTCATAACGATTATACATATCTGTTTCAACACGCATAATTGCTGAGTTATTTGGAGCAATAGCATAGTTTTGACTCCATACCCTCAAGATTGTTCCACCAGTAGTCAGCGACCCTGTTGCTTTACTATAATATGAAATGTTGTTGGTTGTAGTTGAGGTAATGGTATATGTGCCATTGTAAGAGCTTGGGGTCAGTCCTGAGACTGTTACGTTGTCTCCAACTACATAATTATGCCCTGGAATCGATAGCGTTACAATGGTTCCTGTGGCTGAAACAAGTGATGATGTAGTTAAATTAAAGTTTGTGTCTTCTCCGTTAAAGACAAGTTGGTTGTTTTCGTATACTTTAAGAATTCTTTTTGGGTTATGCCACATTGGGAAATAGTCATTTCCTTCTCCAACACCCTGAACAATAAGTTTGTGGTTATAGAATCCTTCACCTGTTCCAGAATCATTATTAAGATATGAATCCATAATTGAACGAGCAATGATTTCCCACTTCTTATACTCTAGTTGTTCTTGTGCTGTTAGACTAAACTTAGTAAAGTCAACATATGGTCTATAGACTGTAAGATTATCGTCTACAACAATTTCACCATTAATGTCGGTGTCGTAGATCCTGAATAGGAAGTCACGATCAAACTGAACCTTTGATCTAGGAAGGACATATGTAACCGTTGAGTTAGAACTTGATGTTACCGAAATGGTTTCAACCGAGTGATCCACCACATCCTCAACATAGACAAGGTATGTATGATTTGCATCTGGTACATCCCAGTTAGTTGTAATTGGATATGGTGGAACTCTCAGAACTTCCATTGACTAGTCTTCATCTCCAACTGGGAGATTTGCTTTTACTTCTTCGGGAGTAGCCAAACGGATACCCTCCTGAGTTAGCCAAGCATCGGCTTGCTTCTGCTTTACGAAATTGTAGCCACGCTCTAGTCTTCCGATATCATCCCAGAAACGATTGTTGTCTGTGTAGATAGCTACGAGCTTTTCTTTTGGCTTTTTTGTCTTTTCTGGATCTGCGGTTGGCTGTAGCTTTGGAGCGGTCTCTGATGTACCGATTGTTCCGTTAGGTGTTGCTGCTACCGATGGTGCAGCCTCTTCAACCTTGTCTACACTACCAACTAGATTATCATTTGCTTTATTTTTGTCATTCGACATGATGCGTCCTCCTTTAAGAACTATAGGAATATTATAACATTAAAATGAAAAAAGAGGGTGGGGTTTTACCCCCACCCCCTCTTAAGAGATACAGTCTATTAGGCAGACTTAAGTGCCCAAGCGATTGCGTCCTGCTCTTCCCAGTTGATTCCGAAGCGAACGAATACGGTGTATTCGATTGTGTCCTTCTTAGCAACGTAGAGACGGTTAACAGTGATGTCACGCTGGAAGCCCCAGATACGGTTTGCAGGGAATGTTAGATCAACAAAGTCTGCAGGGTAGTAAGGAACTTCTAGAACGTCAACACCGAGAACACGAGTCTGTCGTGCACCACCGAAGGTCTGCTGTGCCCCACCGAAGTAGGAGTCACGAGAACCCTCAGTTGAACCAATAGCATTGAAGATAGTACCGTTGTTGCGAACAATGTTAGCAAAAACATCTGTACCAGCGTAGAACTTTAGTCCTGTCTGTAGAGCACGGTATCTACGAGGAATAGCAGTAATCATTGACTGCAGTTCCTTTGTAGTCCAGTTAGCTCCACCGTTGGTGATGCTTGCACCCTGTTCGTTAACAGTGGTAGCACTCTTAGCAGCAACTGTTACCTGGTGTGCGAAACCATCGGTCTTAGTGCGGTTTACGAAACCGTTCATAATTCCGAGGAATGCTCCATCGCCAGAGTAACCTGTACCGTTAATGGCTAGATCCTCAATATCGTTACCGAATGAGTTAGTCATTAGACGTACTAGGTGATCCTCAAGTGATGCACCTTCGATGTTGTCTTCTAGAGCTTCAGCTGAAACTTCCCAGTCAAGACGTAGTTTCTTGGTGTTAAGTTCAACCTTGGTAAATGTAGCACCAGCATTCTGGAATGTAGCGTCACCTTGGTTTGCAGCACGGATTACACGCTGTCCAACGTTGACCTTCTCTAGTTCCATAGTGTTGGCTCTCATTGTTACACGACGACCATCCTTAGCGAGTGTGGTAGCGTCCCAAACGTAATCGATAAAACGATTCGCCTGTTCTGGACGCAGGATACCAGCACCTGGGTAAGAAAGGTTGCCTGTTGCGGTGTATGATGGGTTAACTGCGTTAGCACCATTCAGTAGACCGACGTTTGCACCTGCACCATCAGCGTTGTTACCTAGGTAACGAGCTGCAGGTGAGGTTACTCCACCAATACCTCCTGAATCAAACGCACCCTGTGAGTTAGGGTAAGTTCCAGTAGGACTTGATGGGTTATTTTTAATAATTTCTTCCGACATTTTTTTTCACCTCCCAGTGATTTTTTAGAATAGGTTGGATGTTGTGAGGAAACTTCCGCCCCATAGTGATTTTTCAACCATTGCTGGTTCCTGTACGATTTCGCCCAAATCGCCAGACTTACGGAAAGCAGTGTCAGCCTCTACGGCATCGATTCGCTTTCCAAGATTGTTAAAGTCGCCTTCAGCATCTGCAATTTTTGCATCTACATATCCGACTGACTTCTTTAGTTCAGCAACGTCATTTGCAAGAGCAACATTTGCTTCTGCTAGGGACTTAACGATTGCTGTAATATCGCTAAAGGCTGTTGTCATTGTTGCACTTAGATCAGTAATAGCCTTGGCTACTTCCTCGTCTGAACTAGGAGCTTCTACAACTTCTTCTACAACTGTTTCTACTTCGGTCTCTGGAGCCTCTACGACTTCTACGACCTCTTCTTCAACAGTTTCTTCTGTAGCAGGAGAGTCAACGACCTCTGCCTCTGGAGCGACATCAACGATTTCATCATTTACGATTTCATCTGTCATGTTATCATTCTCCTTATTCATCTTAGTAACATTAATGCCTTTAGCACTATCTACCAAGAACTTTACCATGTCCATCTTTTCACTATCATCTTTTTCGACAAAACCAATATTTTGCATAGGAACTCCAGATACTGGACTCACTGCAACTTCATCTTCTGAGAGGGTTACAAGACCAGACTCTTTGTCCCAGAATACATTCTCTACTACTACGTCAACTGATTCTCCAGTCATAGTGTTTACCCCATCTACTTTTTCGATTGATACAATGTTTGCAAACTGATTTGCAGGACTGTCAACTAATGAAAGTTCCATTAGGTCGTAATCTTTAATAACTCGGATACTCTTATCCATTTCTTCATTGTAGGCATCATCCCACTTGTTCATTTTACCGCCAATAGAAAAACCTGTGTAGGTTCCATCTAAAACCTTTTCCCAGCAATCCTGAGCACCCTTTGAAACATATGCCGAAACATAAACTCCTGAATAGAACTTCTTGGTCTCTGGATCGAAGTACTTGTCTTCCTTGAAAGCAACCATCTTGCCAACAGCCTTTGGCTGGTGCATTTCACGAATGTTGCCACGGAATTTTGAGAAAGCATTTACAGATGCTTCTGGAGTTACGATATCATCCTGACGATCGATATTGTCAAGAGTTGCAAAGCCAGATACGATGCGTCTTTCTTGATCCACCTTTGTAAGTGGCATTGAAATTCTAACGTTCTCGCCGTTAGTATCGAAGTGAGCTTTCTGTATAGTCATACTATCTTAATTATAGACCCTTTTTTAATTAATGTTACATAATTATAACATATTATTGGGAGCGTCTACCTTCCCCTTTTGGATTTCGTCCAGAAGTAGTTGCGGTATTGTCTGCCTGTGCCTGTTGGCGTTCTGCATCACGAGTTCTGTTCTTGTCTGCATTGGCATTGGCATCTGCTGCCTGACGAGGAGTTTGAACAACCATCTCGTCACCATCTGGACGCTCTGCAAGGTTGATAATTTCACGAGCTTCGTTAGGCGACATGATTTGACCCTTAACATAGTTGGTAAGAATTTGTGACTGTGCAAGCTCATCAGTTAGTGTAAGCTCATTGAATTTAAGTTCTACAACGTCTGTCTTTTCACGAACGATCTTATTAAGAATCTTTTCAAGGTTGCGTTGTGCTGGTCTTGCTACCTGCTCTTTGAATGTGCGATCTTGTGCAAGAGATGCAGCGATTGCTCCACCCTCACCGCCACCAAGCTTTG